TACAAAAACAACAAAGCAGTTGACCTGCTTACCGTGAATAATTACTTAAAAGATTCAGGCAAACTCGAATTGACAGGCGGCGCTTATTACCTTGCCCAACTCACAAATAAGGTTTCCAGTGCTGTTAATATTGAATTTCACACAGCTATTTTAATTCAAAAGTACATATCAAGGGAACAAATCCGAATTGCCGGCGAAATGGCAGAATTGGCCTTTAATGATGAATTAGACCCATTTGAATCAGTTGCAAGGTTTAATACAGAACTTATCACACTTGTAAATAGTAGCCTAAGAAAGCAAATAAACCCATTCTCCCGCGTTTTTGATACCGTGTTAGATGAGATATATACCCCATCGCTAAAAGATGGCTTAAAATGCGGTTTTAATGAATTAGATGAATTGATAGGTGGATTTCAGCCCTCAGATTTAATTGTTTTGGCAGCAAGGCCAGGAATGGGTAAAACCGCTTTAATAGTAGCAATGATGCGACATTTAGGTATGGCAGGTATTCCAAGCGGGTTTTTCTCTCTCGAAATGAGCCAAGAACAAATCGTAAAACGCATGATTTCAGCCGAATCCGGTATTTATTCCACAAAGTTTAGAAGTGGACATTTTAACGAATTTGATTTGTCAGCCATTGAAAACATAGACCCATATTTTAAGAATTTGCCGATATTTATTGATGACTCAGCCGGAAGTAGTTTAACCGAAATTCAGGCCAAATCAAGGCAAATGCACCAATTAGGGGCGAAGGTTATTTTTGTGGACTACCTACAATTGATAAAATCCACGTCACGAAGCAGAGAACAGGAAGTTGCCGAGGTTTCACGCGGTCTAAAAAATATTGCAAAAGACTTAGGTATTCCGGTTGTTGCACTTGCTCAATTGAATAGAGGCGTAGAAGATAGGGCTGATAAACGGCCAATGCTTTCCGATTTAAGAGAATCGGGTGAAATTGAAAACAGCGCGGACGTGGTTACTTTCTTAGTCAGACCTGAATATTACAAAATAGAAAACTTCAACTTTCATGGCAACCATACAAGTGCCGATGGTATTGGAATTTTGGACGTACAAAAAAACAGACACGGGGCAACCGGAGATATGCTGATTAATTTTGATAAAAACCTGATTAAATTTTATGGATAAAACAGAATACGAAAGGGCAAAAAAAATGCTCAAATCCGCTATTGCAAAATATGAAGGCTTACCCGCTAACACGGCCGAAGAAAAAATGGCAAAACTTCACGCAATGGACGAGGTAATTGAATTGAACGAATACCTTTTAATTCTAATGAATGACCATTTTATAAAATGAGAGCAGAATATAAACAAAAATATTATGAATCAGGTAGAAGTAAACAGGAGAGTATCAAAGCTCGTTGACCAAAAAAGACAACTCAGGATCAAACACGAAAGCGACATGAACAGAATCTACAACCTTTCAGAGAAAATCGCAGAACTTCAAGCGGAAAACGCAGCATTGAAGGGAAAACTATCCATTTATGAATCTGCAACACCCATAAAGGACGTTGTTTTTGAAAACGAAGGGCAAAAAGTAACCAGGGCAATACAGCAAAAATATCCGAACTTTGGATTATGGTGCTTAAAAACCCGCAGCAGGAAAAGGGAAATTTGTGTTCCGCGACAAATATGGCAGTCAATCATGGTGCTAAAAAAGTTCTCATTAAAACAAGTCGGAGAATATTGCGGTGGCCGCGACCACAGTAGTATCATAAATTCCAAACAAGTTGTCCAAGACCTTTGTGATACCGACAAAAAGTTTTTGGCAAGCTATGAAACAATTTTAAAAGAGGCAAAATAATTTAGTTAATTTACAAAATTAATTAGGATATTTCAAAAGTCTTATTTTAATTTGCAAGCAGTTCTTTGAAACAAAGATATTTTCAGGATTCCCGAAAGGGTGGTATAAGGGGACGCGGAAGCGGCTAATGGAACGGAATAGGACGTGCCGAAATACTCCTACCTGAAAGATATTTGCCAATGGGTGTAATCCTCCTTTTCACTAACGGGTAAAAGTGAACCAAAGGCAATAAACATAGGTGGCATCCTGCGATAAATACTTTTTATAGGCATACTAATAAAGTCGTGCGCAAAGGCCTGCACGGAGTACGCGGATAAAAGCATTGTCCTATGTTTTCCCCTTCAACCTTAATCAGTTGTGGGGGAGCAAAAGCTGTGATGCTAAACACAACGCAAAGATGGGTATTGCATAGTGTCCGAATTGAAGCGGAAAATCGCACCTCTACCCAAGGTTCGTAGAATCGGTAAAAATCTTCAATCACAGCTTTCCCCTTGCCCCATACTTTAAAACGGTATGGGGTTGAGGCGGTGAAAAGAAGTATGGAAAACAAAGAAAAAAGCATTTTCAGTATCGGGTTTGGTGGATTGCTTACCCTGATATTTATAACCCTTAAATTGGTTGATAAAATAGATTGGTCATGGTGGTGGGTGCTTTCGCCATTATGGATTCCCGTTGCCTTGATTTTGTTTTTAGTTTTGATTGTCATTTTGTTTTCTGAAAGAGATTAACCCCCTAAACAATAAACCATGACATATAAAAAAGGAAAAACAATTTACATTAAATGCAATGTTGGTATAACGGAGGTAATATCTGGGTACAAATGCGTTATCGAAAGGGTAAATAAAAAAGAAGGGCAAGTTTCATCGTTAAGGGTTTCAATTTGCGAAGATTTTAATTTAAGAGAGGGTTTTACAAAGAGTGAAACGATGCCAAAAAGAACATTTCAAATCGCACCCAAAGCATATCAGTTTTTTGAAAACAGAAAGGAATTTGTCGATAATATATATTTAACTTTGTTTAATGCAATCAAGACATTACGGTCATATGAGGACGAAGTATTTAAATTTTCATAAACCATGAACTGGATAAAAAGACTTTTTTCAAAATGGGTATTTATACCACACCAATTATGTCCAAAATGTCACGGTCAGGGTATAGTAAGTAAACCGCCTTATGTCGCGGGTGATGCAACTCAATGGGCTGGGGATGGTAGAAATTTTGAATGCAGGGTTTGCAAGGGTAGTGGAGTAATTTTAATGAGTAAACAATAAACCATGATATTAATTATATTTTTACTTTTAATCCTTTGGCTTTTGCATAAATGTGCGGTTGCTATGGACTATCTTAAAGACAGAAATAAATACAAATAAACCATGACATTTGAACAAGCAAAACAGCAGATAGCGGGAAACACGTTTTTAAAAACAAAAACATGGGATTCTGTAATTGAAAACATTTCTGGCGCAGATTTAAAATATTGTATTGACCAAGCTGCCGAACTATGGCAGTCCGAAAACCTTGCCGAGATTGAAGCGAAAGACAAAAGGATTGCAGAATTGGAGGCAGTGTTGGTTAATATTTATTTTACAGCAAAGGGACTTTTAAAATGAAAACAGCAGTACAAACCTTTTTTGATGAATTAGTTAGCTTGGGATTTATTGAAAACCCCGATGATTTGTTAGTCCAAGATAGGCTCAAACAAGCCCTTAAAACAGAAAAACAGCAGATAATTGATGCTCACAAAATGGGGCAACATTACGAAGCAGATTGGAAAGATACGGTGGATTCACAACAATACTACAAACAAACCTATGGAAGCGAAGGATAAAGCAAAAGAGTTGGTTGAAAAATTCAAGCCGTATATGTACCCTTATGTTGGCAGTTCCTATTTAACAGGCGATGAATTTCCAGAGCAGATTTTAAGGTATGCCAAACAATGCGCCTTAATCGCAGTTGATGAGATATTGCAAACAAACTTGTTAGACCATCAAACACACGACTATTGGCATAAAGTAAAACCCGAAATTGAAAAACTATGAAAGTAGCAACATGGAAAGGATGTAAGGATTGCCCGTATAACCAATGGGATTCAAACAGTGGTTATAGCTGCGAAAATCCCAATATGGAGCCAATTTACTTTGATAGGGACGGTATCGAAATTCCCGAAACCCCTCACGAAAACTGCAAGCTGCCAGATTTGCCAAGTATGGAATTTGCCGTTAATACAGCAATGTTACAAAGCAATTATATGCACAAGCTGAAATCAGTTGAATTTGGTGCTAACTACGTTTTAAACAAAATAAAGCAATGAAATTTACAATAACATTTTTGGATTTTGCCGATAGAGAACTAAAGCAACAAATAATTGAGGGCGTGGATAATTTGCATTCTGCAATTGTAGAATTTGAAGAGGTTCAGCCGTTATTTTATGATTATTTGGTTTTAAAAGTAGAATTAACCCCTGAAAATGAAAAATAGAATTTACAGATTTTTGCGAAAAATAACCAAAACACCCGAATGGGCTGTACCTCCTAATTGGGTTTATAAAATAGGTATATTAATGTTTGGTAATCCGCAAAAAATAGGCGGGGTGCTTTATAATTGGGAATCTGATATGTTTGAATTTAACGGCATAAAAATAACCAGACAAGCGATTGTAAGCCTTACACAAATGAACGGGGTTTATAAGTTAGAAAGCGAAAACGGGGTTGTAACCATAACCAAAGTAAATGGAAGTTGAAATTTATGCCAATGAGAATAACAAAAAACAAATCGGGGAGTTTCAAGGTGCAAGTGAAGGATTATACCTACAGCGGTGGGACGTGGGTTAAATGTTTATATGCAGGAATACGATTTTTGATTCTGAAAAGAGGGTTTAAGATTAAACAAAATACTCCATTGTAATCCCACCAGTATCTCGTCCCCAGGGGTCAATAGTAATGAAACCTTGTGCGCGAATGAATTTTCGCATTAATTCGGCATAGCGAGCCGCGTCAATTCCGTGATTAAAGTTGTCTTGTGGCATTACGTTATTTTCCCCATCCCTATCCTTGCCGTATGAGTAATTGTTAAATTCTTTGCGTAGGTTGACACTTTTTTCCGTTACGCGGATTTCGTCATAAGAAAGCATCATTTCTAATCCTGAAACAACACTCCCTGGTTTCTTTGTCGCCTTCCTTACCGAGCATCCATGAGCAACCAATTCCGCAATGGTTTCCGGTCTTGCGTTGTCTGCGAAAACATAAGTACCCTTTTGGGTATTATCGCGGACAAGGTTTTTTAGCCCTTTTTTGAATATGCCATTTTCGGTTCTGTCATCCAACATGATAGATTTCCCGTAAAACAATTCGTCAATGTACAAGTATTTCTTTCCTTCTTCCTGAATTACTCCGGTTCTTACCATTGCCGCAGGGTCTTTCGAGAATCCAAAGTCTAATCCCTGATTAACATGGTATTTGTGCGGGTTTTCGTAGAAAATATCAGGCCATTGTTTTACTACCTTCACATTATTGAATACCAAACCATCAATTGTGCCAATTTCGCCAAGCCCGTAGATTTTATATTTCTCAGGATCAGTATGCTTCATTTTCTCGATTTGGGCAATTTGCTTTTCACCAAGAAATTTACGGTTGTTTCTCCAGGTGGTTTTATAAAGTATTGTTGTTGGGTCTATACCGTGTTTAGGTTCACCATTTTCGTCCAAAATTGGTGCATCATTAGCATCGAGTAGTATCGGCTTCCATACTTTTGTATGCGCCCAAAATTCAGCATTCGGGTTAAAGTCAATCCATACTTGCTTTGTGGTACGGAATGAAATCTCATGGTAAATATCGTAAGGTATGCCATTTGCTTCATTGAAAAACGAGTATTCCCGTTTACCATGTTTTGCCTGGTCGATGGTTTCAAAGGAACGGAAACTGATTCGTGACCCGTTAAAGAAAAAGTAAGTCTTATCAGTAGAGTGAAATTGCTTTATATATGCTTCAATCTGTGGGTCATTGATTAATATGGTTTGCATATCATTCATTGCGCCTTGTTTTAGCGAAGGAACGTCTTTGCCTATAATCAAAATTCGTGACCTCGGTTCTGTTATGGCTTTGATTATAGCGCATTGCATTAGACCGTATGTTTTGCCGGAACTTGTCCCGCCCTGGTGAATTACAACAAACTTATCCGAATTTAATGTTAGAGGGACTATTTGGTTTACCCCAAGACTAAAAAAGCTGTCAAGGTTCAATTTCGATTGATTGGTCATTTTCTAATACTGCTCCTGACTCTATTACGGTTAAATTAAGTTCCATTTTACCATCTGCATTGGGTGTTATCATGTGCTGATTGAGATTTACGGTTTTCTTTTCTGGATTCCAACTATCAAAGATAGATTTCATTTTAGCGATTAAAGCAGTTGCGTTTCCTTTTTCAAAGTTACCCTCTACAATGTCAATAAGCCTTTTTTCCCATGATTCTTTGTGGGCCACCTCGCCCATTTCTTTGACCATGTTCCATTCCGGTATATCCTGCTCCCATTTCCTGATTCTTGTTCGCGGGATAAAAAGCCCACCACCGAAACTTTGGTAGGTCTTTCCAATTGCAAGGTGAGAAAACAACTTTTTTAGATACTCCGGTCTGAAACCTTTGTAAACTGCCAATTCCGCTTGTCGTTGTGGTGAAGGTAGATATTCTGCCCTTGTGGAATCGGATGCAAGAAACTCAATCAAAGCATCACCCTCGGACGAATCCCAAAACTGTTCCTCTGTCATTATGGTGCCTGGTTCTACATCCGTTACCAGCACTTCTGTGTCAATGGCGATATGCGCGTTTTTCCTTCGCGGCTTTGCCATCATTTTGTCGAACTCCTCTTGCTTCATAGAATTGATATTCCGTTACCTCGGTTCCTTGTTTTGTTTTATACCTGCGCTTGAAGTAGTTGCCTTCAAGACCCAATTGCTTGATTAGTGAGTCTTTCATTTTCTGTTTCTAATTCTTTGATTCTATCCGCCCTGCGATAAAGTTCCTGCATTGCAGAGTCATATTCAGCCCATCCTTCTTCTTTTTCTGGGTTTTCTGAATACATGATTACTTTTGCTGCTTCCGCAACTCTAAGTACGATTTTGTCTGATATTGTCATTTGTGTTTTTCGATTATTTCAATCAAGTAAAATCTATCTGTCTTATGGGCTTTTTTTTGTGCAGCCAACATATCCAACATAGCAAGCCTTTCCGAACCTATCCTTTTTTCAAGTTCTATCCGGTAAGGAATAAGGTTGCCGTGTTTGTAGTAATTGCATTGTACGCATTGACCATGACAGTTATCTTCTAAGAACCTCATGTGGTTGTATTGGCCGGCAGAATAAAAGTGACCCGCCTGTTCTACTCTACCGGAACACGAAACACAACGCTTTCCTGCATCCCTTTTACGAACCCAAGCGTTAAATACAGTCTGCGCCTTAGTTTTGAGTTTCGGGGTTGTGTATTTTGAGTAGCGTTGAATTATTGACGAAGTTAGTTCCATAAACAGATACCTTTTTAGAATGTAAAACAAATTTTTCTACTCCCATCATTTGAACCGGACGGTAACACCTGGAACACAAAACTACTGCATTCGTGTGATTTAAAATTTTTCCGCTTAAAGGCAAAATGCCATAAGAAGCACCACCGCAACAGTAGCATTCTTGCGACATAAATACACGGACTTCTTCAATTGACAGGTCGTTCTGAATGCCCATTTTCATGCAATACATTCGTATAGAAACCCAATCCATATCTTTCTTATAAACGTATTTGCTGCGCTTTTGGCCTATATCCTTGCGCTTTTTTCTTTGGTTTCCTGCCATAACAGAATATTTTAGCAAAATTACATAAATGATTTGCAATTACAACGAATGTGGTTAAATTACAAGTAATTTGCATTCCGTTGGCAAATCAGATAAACCCATCCACTTATCGCGGTGGCTTTTGGGGAGGCATATCTTCATTTCTATCGGGTTTCCCCTGGATAGGGAAAGGTAGCGATTTGACGTATGTAAACAACCAAATCCAAAACGACAAATATGGGTTTGATTTAGGCAATACCGAAAAACTTATCAATGCCGGCTACATAACAAACCCTCATGTTTTTTCTGTTATAAATAAAATCCTGATGGAGATTATCAACATTCCCTGGGGTGTTTATAATGTAGAAGATAGGGGTAAACTCAAAAGATTAAAGGCATTAAAAAATGGTGGCGACTTTGATTCTGTTTTAGCGATAGACAAGGCGACTTATACCTTATCTGAGGGTGACAGCGATTTGGACAAGTTGCTGAAAAAGCCAAACTCAAAGCAGACTTGGGAACAAATGATACAATCCATGACCGGAATGTATATTTTGACCGGAGATGCTATCGGGTACGGGGTAAAAAGCAATCTTAGGGTAAGGTCTGGGCTTTTGGAATTGATACCGCTTCCTTCGCAGTTTGTAGAGGTAATTCCTAAAAACATTTGGACAGGCGAAGTAAGTAAATATGTATTGTGGCTTTCACCGGACAAGGGGCAAGAATTTGACCCTACCGAAATTGTACATATCAAGAACTTCAATCCAAGCCTATCGAAAGTCAATGTTGACAATAAACAAATATTCAGTTTAGGCTTGCGCGGAATTAGTAATCTCGCTTCACTTGCAAGGGTAATTCAAGGTTCTAATGACGGGTTTATAGCCCAAATGCGACTGATACAAAATGGTGGCCCGATAGGGATTTTAAGCAATGCAAGTAACGAGCCTTTAATAATGGCAGATGCAGCGCAAAGCCAACAAGCAACCGACCAACAAATGTCGCAATACTCAGGGGCTTGGAACAAAGGCAAAATAAGAGTTACCACAGCGAATCTGAAATGGATTTCTATGGGTATGAACTCTGTTGACCTGCAACTTTTGGAATTGCAGAAAGCGACCTTGCAGAATGTTTGCAATGTACTGAATATGCCGCTTGAAATGATGTCGCTTGAGGGTTCTACCTTCAACAACAAAAAAGAGGCATTGAAGGAAATGTGGAACGGGGCTATTCTACCAAACCTGAATATTATCCGTGACCACATAAACGAATACCTTTCTAATTTTTATCCTACACTCAAAAACGGTACGCAATGGATTGACTACGACCACAGAGCCATTCCCGCTTTACAGCAGGATATTGAAAAAATGCACAAAATATGGAAGGAAAGAGTTGAAACCCACCTTGCTACGCCTGAAATGTACCAACAGGCAATGGGCATAGACAATGTGCAGCCGGATGGAAACCTAAGCAAATATTTTACCACAACAAACCTCAGAAGGGCAGACGAACCTTTGCCTGGAAGAACTGATGTAAATAACAATGGAAACAACAATGACCCCGGAGGAACTGGAAGCCCTGCGGCAAAAAAAGATTAAAGCCGTGAAGGAAGGCAGTATCATAGAAAAATGATTACACCTATTCCCGACTTCGCAAACAAAGCGGATTTGTTCGACTGGCTAAAGCTGAACGAAAAGAAACTTATTGCCGAAAAGGTAAAGTTCAAAAATACCGGCGATGTGGTTAAACACGCCCCTTCGTTTATTAGCGGCACAGAAGCCAACAAATCCGCTGATCCGAATTTGCCAAAAGATGAACTCCAGGTAAAGGCGATTATCAATACCACAAACCTTTTGGACAGCTATTTCGATGTGCATATCCCTGGGCTTTGGGACAAATCGCTTTCCGAGAATAAATATATGTACCACTTGCAGGAACACAAAACCTCTTTTGATAAAGTTATTGCAGAGGGTTCCGCAGTAAAGGCGTATGTACAAAATTTCACATGGAAAGAATTGGGTTTTGATTATACCGGAACCACCCAGGCGTTGGTTTTTGATTCTACGATTAAAGCAGTTGACAACCCAATGATGTTTTCCAAATACCAACAGGGGAAAGTAAGACAACATTCTGTGGGAATGCAGTATATCAAAGTTCAAATGGCGATTGACTCAAACCACAAGGACGATGAAAAATACAAACAGGCATGGGACAAATACTATCCTCAAATCGCAAACAAAGAAATGGCCGACAAGTACGGGTTCTTTTTTGCCGTTACTGAAGCCAAAGCAAACGAAGGCAGCGCAGTAATGTTTGGGGCTAATTATGCAACACCAACACTTGAAACAAAAGAACATGGAGCCGCTGAAAGCACTCCAAACAAGCCGGAGCAATCCACTTCAAAGTTCTTCCAAACCATAATCAATAATTTAAACAAAAAATGACACAAGAAGAAATCGTAGCAGCATCGGAAGTTGCTGAAAAGATTAACAAAACCAGTTCTCAGGTTGATTCCCTACAAAAAGAGGTTGAGTCCCTGAAAGAAAAAGGTAAAAACACCGCTTCTTTAGAAGAAGCCCTGAAAACAGCACAGGAATCGCTGAAAGCCCTTGAAGATTTTAAGGCAAAAGCCGAAGGCGACTTGGGCGACCTTGCTGCCAAAGTTGAAAAACAAGGTAAGAAGTTTGAAGGCGAAAGCACCGCAACCGCAATTGAAAAAGCACTCACAGAAGGTGCTGAATCTTTGAAGAACATGGTGAAAGACCCCAATTCAAAGAGTATGCTTTTTGCCGCTAAAGCCGCAGGAACAATGACCATCGGAAACAACTACACCGGTGGAACAATTGGCATTACCGATTGGATGGGCGGGTTTACTCCCGTTGCCCGTAGAAGCCCCTACATTCGCCAAATCATCAACGTGATGCAAACAACCGGACAGTATGTTGCCTGGGCTGAACAAACCGCAAGGGATGGTAGCGCAGCATCAACCGCAGAGGGCGCAGCAAAAACACAAAGCGACTTTGACATTGTTGAAGTTACCAAAAAGGTTGAAAAAATCACCTCTTACATGAAGGCATCAAAAGAAAGCCTTGCCGACATTGCTTTCCTTTCAAGCGAAATCAATACCGAACTTCGCAGTTTGTTGGAATTGAAACTTGACAGTTTGTTGTACAACGGAAACGGAACTACTCCAAACATTAAAGGTATTGTTACCTATGCAACCGCTTTCTCTGTTGCATCTACATCGCTTGCAAACGGCGTTGACCAGGCAAACAATTTTGACGCTATCCGCGCTGCTGTATGGCAAGTGGTAAACGGCAACTTTATGCCAAACTATGTTTTGGTGAACCCAATTGATGCCGCATTGATGGACATGACCAAACTGACCGATGGACAGTATGTTATACCTCCTTTTGCAACAGCAACAGGCCAAACCATTGCTGGCTTACAGGTTATCGAAAACACAGGCGTTACCGCTGGTGACTTTTTGGTGGGTGACTTTTCCAAATCCAACCTGGTTATGCGCGAAGAAATCAATTTCTCTATCGGATATGAGAATGATGACTTCACCAAAAACCTTGTTACGATTTTGGCAGAATTGCGTGGTACACACTACGTAAAAACCAACCATGCCGGTGCTTTCGTAAAAGGAACTTTCTCAACCGTTAAAGCCGCACTTGAAACTGCTTAATCATGGAAAAGGTTGAAGTTAAATTCTTAGTTGAAGAAGCGGGTTTTGAAGTAGGCCAAAAAGTGATGGTGCGAGAAAAACTTGCAAAAGAACTTGTACTACACGGGAAAGCCGAAATCACAACCAAAAAAACAGAGGCCAAAAAAACCGACAAGAAATGAAAAAGTATTTCATATTAGCAGCGGTTATGTTGTTCGCAGTAGCAGCAACCGCACAAACGTACACTTTGCTTTCTCCTTACGGAAATGCAACAGATTCAGTTTCTAATTCAGCAACGAATTATTTATACAAACAAATACCAGGCCCGGCAGAGGTTATTACAATTCAATTGACAATAACAAAACTGTCTGGAACAGGCGCAGGAACGGCAACCCTTTGGGCAAGCCTCGATGGGGTTACTTATGTTAGACTAAGAGAAACGGGGTATCACAGCACTACTACTTCTACCAATTCTGACAGCCTGGCGATTAAAAACGTGACCACTCAAAGCATTGCATGGTCTGTTAAACCATCCACGTATTTGTATTACAAGGTAAGCGTTACCGGATCAGGAACCGAGCTTTTAACTTTAGCAGCAACCGCAATACAGAGAAAACCAAAATGAGCATTCTCGCAGCAAGTGACTTCACGGGGCAGTTTGGCATTGCACAAAACAATGTTACTGATTTTTCATGGTACTTTGAAAGGTACGAAAGAGAATACCTTGTGAAGTTGCTTGGTGCAGATTTGTATGGTCTTTTTTATGCCGACCTCGGTGGCAATCCCGAAACACCTACGGAAGATAAATATGTGACAATTTTTGAGCCTTTGACTTTTGACGAAGGGAAACCTTATGTTTCGCATGGAATAAAATTCATACTGAAATGTTTTGTTTTCTATCATTTTATCAAAGACAACAATTTGTATCACTCAATCGCGGGACTCGTTAGTAATAACGTAGAAAATGCGGTAGCACAAATTGAAACAAAAGGCGCACAATATATCACCACAAGGTATCAGGAAGCACTTGAATCTTTTGAGGCAATTCAGGTTTACATTCAAAACAACATGTCGGATTACCCTGATTTTAATGGGGTAGAAATACAACGGAGTCCTGTTTTTTGGTAATGAGGCACTTTGCGGACATATTGGGAGAGGTAATTGAAAACATGGATTTATCAATCTGTGTTGAAACGGTTACGGACTTAGGTGACGACCTTTGGAAGTTATCTATTTGTGACTGCTCGACCACTTTACACGCAATGCCATCGACAACAAACCGAAATCTTTATGCAAGCAATTCCGGTACGGATTACAAAATAACAGCGATAGACCATGATGTAAGCATAACCGTTGAAAGTGAAACAGAACCCGCAACCGGAAATTACACCCTTGCCCGACCTGCGTATATGCACGGAACCCCTATGGAGATAAGTGCAGAAATCGCAAAAAAGCAAACGGACATTTCCCGCTATCCCTTAATTTGGTTGTTGGAAATAATTAATACCGATGTATCGGGGAGTTATGACCCTTTAAGCAGTATTGAAATGCAGCCCGATTCGAGAATTTTCGTTTTGGACTATGCAGACTATTCGGCTTTAACAGAGGATTTGTACGATGCACCGGTAAGACCAATGGCAAACCTTGCAGACAGAATAACCAAAGAGTTTGTAAGGCAAGGAGTTTCCGATAATCCTATTCGGGTAAACCAAATTCCTTATGCCAAATTCGGCTCAAATTACACAAATGCCAATACTGCTGATAGAAGTTCCGCGTTATTAAGCTGGCTCGTTGACCACACAGGGGGAGTAGAATTAAGACTAACAATTCCAATTTACAAACAAATTAATTAAATAAGAAAATGACACAAGTATGTTCATGCAATGTAGGACTCGGAAACTCAAAAGTTCCTGGTTGCGACAATATTGCATCCGTAGCACATGGTTTGCTGTTTGTGCCGCTGTTTGACGACACCGGAACCCGCAACCAAATCGACTTAACCGACACCCTCGACCAAGCCTATTGGGACGCTTGGACATCAAACACCGACCAATCACAGAGATTGCGTCCGTTTGTTTCCAAGAAGTTTCAGAATGTGGACTTGGCAAGAGGCGAATCTATGTATGAAACTTACGATTCCGGCGACATGGAGTTTATCCAGTCTGGCGAAAAGAAGTTTACCGCAGTATTACCAAATACCTCTCCCGCTGTAATCAAGTTCTTTGATTCTGCACGTTGCAGCAAAGTTGGAGTTTACGTAGTGGACATTAACGGCAACCTGATTGGCAACGCAAGTGCCACAGGATTTTTGCGCCCGTTTTATATCCATGACAAATCAATTGATGCCCGTGAGGTTCCTGCAAAAGACAAAACCGCACAAAAGATTGAACTGAAATTCAACTTTGCCAAGACCGAAGAAGATGGCGATATTGGGATGATTTTGGCAAGCGAATTGGCAAGTGTAAGCCTGTTGGAATTGGAAGGTTTGTATGACACTTATGGTGTTTTTTCAAGCATTACCACCACAGGTTTTGTTGTTGATCTGCGTACTCATTATGGAACTGTTTTGAATCCAAACCGCGTAAGCGGATTGGTGAAAGCAGACTTCACATTAAAGAATCGCGGAACTGGTGCAACAATCACCATTACGACCACAACTGAAAATTCCGTAACGCCTGGTCTTTACACTTTTGTTATCCCTTCACAGACTTCCGGCCACAAGTTGAAATTAACTTTCAGCTATGCCGGTTATGATTCTGCCGAATTGGGTGAGCAAATAATTCTGATACCATAATGGATTTAAGGATTGGGAATTTCAGTTGCGATGTTGAGGCTTGTTTGAAAATGGGTAAAACCAAATTCATTGCAGCGCATCCGCACGTTGATGATGTAGAAATGGTATGGCAGGAAATTGAAAAATTTGTACCTTTGAAGGAATCAAAACCAAAAAAAGGAAATGACGAAACCAAAGGAGAAGCCGAAACCAATTAATCCAGAAGCAGAATATCCCGATTAACTTAAAGGGGCGGGTTTAATAGCCCGCCCCTTTTTATTATGGAAGCATTGTTTAATCTGTTGAATAACTTTAAGAAATTGGACGAGGACGTTCAGTTCAAGAAGTTTTTTGACATAACCGAACATAAGGCATTTGTGATTTCGCGAAATACCTGGGGGCAGCTTTTTGAAATGGGTGTAGATGCTTTTTCGCGACCATTACCTACTTACCGGCCTTCGACTGTTAAAAGGAGAGGCGGAGTAAAAGGGGACGGAACACCGTTCAGGGTAGGGGAACATTACACATTGAGGGATTACGGGAATTTCTACCAAAGTTTTCAGGTAAAGGCGTATAAAGGATTTTTGGAGATTGACGCTGATACATTGAAAATGCACGATGGTAAGACTTTTTTTAATCCCGATGATGTAGTAGGTTTGACTGATGATAGCAAAGAAAAACTGGTAGATTATATGTTAGAAACGAATTTTATACCCAATGATATACTTGAAACCGTATTACAATTCGATTGAAGAACTGCCGATGTTTAATTGGCTGAAACTCAATGGCGGTGAGTATAAATACCTATTGAAACCATTTTGGCTATCAATGGTAGAAAGCATGAAAGAAACGCCAAAGCGGAAAGCGCGATGGTTTTCCTTGTATGACCAATACATTAACGAGATTGGGCTTACAGAGGACTATAAAGAATTATTGCGAGCCATGAAAAAACACGGTTTAGCTTGTGTGCGATACATTCAGAATCCAACAAGTTTGAACAAAACAAAAATGGCCGCTGCGGAATCCGAGATACAGGATTTAAGCAAAGGCGAAAAAGGCAAGTTTGAGGAATTTGTGGCAATGGTTGAAAAGTACATGGGTATTCCGGTGGACTTGAAAAAGATAAGCGTAAAGAGGTTTTATGCTTATGTAGAAATAATGAAAAAAGAAAATGGCAAAAAAGATATTTAGCAGTGATATATTTGGCGAAGAAAATCTATTTGATAAACAGTACAAAGGTGCTTTACAGTTAGAGAAAGCCCTTGACGGGGTTATATCGAATATACGAACAATGGCATCGGTTACAGGGGCAACACTCAAAGATGCTAATGTAAATAATGCAGGCGGGGTAGAAAAACTTGGAAGGTCTTATAACGAGGCTACTATGGAAGCGAAATTGCTTAAACAAGCCGAGGAAGATTTAATCAAAACACGGGCGAAGATAAACATTTCAAATCAGGAAGTTATCACAGAACTTACGCAGGTAAGGAAAGAATATCAACTTTTGATGGCTGAAAAAAGGGCAAAAGCAAGGGTTGATAACGATGAAATTGGCGCATATCAAAAATTGACAAATGCGATGCAGTTGGCCGCAAGGCAAATGAAAAACCTTTTTGTCGAGGGCAAGCAGAATGAAGAACAGTTTAAAAGACTATCGGCTGAATATTCTAAACTTTACGAACAAGCACTTGCCGCAGACAAATCAGTAGGCCAATATCAAAGAAACGTTGGTAACTACAACATGGAAAATCAGCGACACGCCTATTCTTTATTTCAAGTTACACAGGTACTTAGAGAAATGCCAAACTTTGCCCAAAGTGCAACTATCGGAATACGGTCTTTGGGAAACAATATTCCAATGCTTACCGCTGAACTTACGAGAATGGCAAAATCTGTTGACGAAAACACAGGTAAGGTCTTTGGTTGGAAAAACACCATGAAAGCCGTTGTGGGTGAGATTTTCGGATGGCAGAGTGCGATTATTCTTTTGATCACCGTTTTTACGATTTTCGCAAAAGAGATAGGAGAATGGACTTCAAGTGTTTTTGGCGCAAGGAAAGAGTTGTCTGCGTTAAAAGACATTCAAAAACAAATAGCCGAAGTAGGCCAAGAAAACCTGCATAATTATGCCAAAGAAAGAGCCGAAATAACACTACTCGTTGGTGTTTTAAAATCGGAAAATACAACAAAAGAAGAAAAATACAAAGCAACAAAGCGGCTCAATGAAATAAGTCCTGAATATTTGGGGAATATATCGGCGGAAACCATTAACACGGACGAGGCCACAGACGCAATTGCGAGATACATTGTGCATATCGAGAGGTTGGCAAAAGCAAAAGCCGTATTTGACAAGTATTCTGAATTGGAAAAAATCATTGTCGATACCCAAACAATTGACACAAACGTAAGAAACAGAGAGGCCTTAAAAAAGTTGGTTGGCGAAGATTATGAAGAAATTGCCTATGAAAACGCAAAGGTTTCCGCAGAGGCAAGGGGAAATATGGAAGGAGAAAAAGGTTGGAAGTTCCAAGCGGAGTACAACCATTATATTCAACTTGCGCTGGCAGCTAAAAGGGCTGCCGCTATTTATGAACAAAAAACCCTAAACGATTTTTTAAATAAAAGCGGGCTAATTGGAGAGCTTGGAAGCGACAAAAAGATTAGTGGCGGTGGAATAAAAGGCGGCGCAAGCGGCAAAGGTTCGGGCGGCGCAGACGAGCCGAAATATGCAAACGGTGATATGGATAAGGCTTTTCAATCATGGAGAACCCAAATGGAAACTGAGGCCAATAATTTGTTACTTAATCAGCGTATGACGGCGCAGGAACATTCAAGGGTAATGATTCAAATTGAACTTGAATACCTTGAACGCACCAAGCAACTTTATATTGAATACGGCAAACCAATTTTAGAAATTGAAAAGAAAATATCCGAGGCAAAACTAAGGATGTTAAACCCTGGCTCTGAATCAAAACCCGACAAACCTGAGAAACCCGCGAAAGTTGATGACATGGGCAAAAACCTAAAAGATTCCGCCACAAACTTAATGAAACTCGCACAGACCATTGACAAAGTAGTGAATGATTGGGAAAGGGCGCAACAACAAAGACTGCAACACCAAATGGATATTACCAAACGGAAGCAGGAAGATTTGCGAATGTTGGCAGCACAGGGGGTAAAAGATGCGAAAGACAACCTTGCTTTTGAGGAAAAGAAACAAGCCGAATTGCAACAGAAACAGGAAAGATTACAGAGGGCAGCGGTTTACAGACAAACTGCGCTTGCAGCACTTCAAACGTATAATAACAAAATACAGGCAGGCGACCCGAATGCACTTGGGCATACTTTAACGGACATTGCGGCTTTACTTGCGTTTGTAGCATTCACCCCAGGTTTTATTGAAGGAACAGAAAAGGGTACTGTCGCTGATAATTTAGGAAACCCGCAATTAAAAGGAAGGGATGGTTACATGATACGGGTAGACGGCAAAGAAAAGATTTTTAACCCAGAGCATACAGAAATGATTGGGGATATGACAAATTCGGAGGTTGCCCAATTGGCTTTCTTGTACAGAAGCGGAATGAGTCCTGTGAATGTAGACGCAAGGTCAACAGCGAAAAATGATGATGTTGTTCAAGAATTGCGCGAAGTAAAGAAGGCTATTGCAGAACAACGGCCACCGCAAATGATGTGGAACGACACCGATAAAGCGATGGAGTACAAATACAATCAGGGTAACAAAATGGTGCGCGAAATACACAAAACAAGCGGAATTTGGAGTGATAGATAATGGCAGAACTTACCTTTAACTTAGACGGCCTAAAAATAAACCCACCCGTTGAATCCCGCGACATTGAGATAATTGGCGCATGGATTAACGGTACTGTACAACCAAATTTGGTAACAGAGGAATTTACTTTTGTAGGTGAAGCAGCACAGAAAATCTTAGACTATATCGAAGCCGGCAAAACAACCGGTGCAGGGATATTCAGAGGAATGCCTTTAACCATAGAAGCCGCAGACCAGGTGGACGGAACTGTAATTGTTTGGGATGGGTTTATTGATTTCCTGAAAGGCTACGAGGTAAAACTGCCAAACAAAGTAAAGGTAAAAGTTTCGCGCCCCGATGACTTGGAACGCTTTGATAAAATCATGGCAGCATTGAGTTACGGTTATTTAAAAGACAAGGGCTTTATTACAAAGAGGGACTTTGTGGATGTGTTTTATACTGTGATTCCTGTGGATAGGGGAGAGGGGATGATACCTATGATTCTTGCCGAATATTTAATGGTAAAGGAATTTTTAGAGGCAATTACACAATTCATCATTATTACAGGCAAGGTTTCCGCAGGTAGTTTTTGGGACATAATAACAGCTATTTTCTACTTGATTTATCTCATATTTATGATTATAGCCATAGTAAAAATGCTATATGAGATACTGATACGGGTATTCCCACCTACACGCCAAAGAAAAGGAATGACACTTCGCAAGCTGCTTACAAAGGCTTGTGAATACAGGGGTATGAGGTTTGAATCTAATATCAAGGAACTTGACCAACTTGTTTATATGCCCACCGCAAATTCTGTTTTTAAAGTGACGCAGAAAAACGAATTAAGTCTTGGAGTTCCCTCAATGACAGATTTTGGTTACAGGTGCAATGATATGTTCCGCTTGGCCTCTGACTTGTTCAATGGGCAATTGAAAGTAGATACTGGAGTTGTAAAACTTTATACAGAATCCGATCCGTTATGGATTCAAAATTCAAGCTACATTTTACCGGACGTTCTTTTGGATAAATACACTTACAATATTGAGGATGCGGTTTCAACCAGGCTATTTAGTTTTGAAGTGGACACAATGGACGAATGGACGGCGGAAGATTTCACAGGGACGAATTACGAAGTTGACCTAAAAAGCACACAGAACATTGAGCAGAAATACTTAATACTGAAAGGCTACAAGGAATTAAGGTGGCCAGTTGCGCTTGGCAGCAGGTATGGGATATTGGACGAGGTGCAGACTTTTGTAAACAAACAGCTTATTCAATTATTTCAGGGTAAAAATCCCATTGCAAAAGGGTTGGCAAACAAACTAATCAAATTAGTACCCAAGAATAAACGACCTGCGGTAAAGAATTTTATTGTGAACGGGTTTACACCCTTGTTTGGGATAATCAAAGTTTCGAGCAAGAATTTTAATGTGCCGAAATTGGTAGTTGTTGGAGTTCCTTTAAAACACAGGGACATTCTGAGTGCGCGGGTTTTGTGGAATAAATACCACTCATATAGGAGTTTTGCCGCACCATACACCGGACAAAGGATAAGACACCAAAACATAAAAATACCATTTGGGCTGATAGATTTTATCAAACTGAGTTCAAATTCATACTTCAAGACCGCTTCCGGCCAAGTAGGTAAATTCACGGATTTAAAATGGAACATGATGCACGATTGGGCTACTGTGAGTTTTGAGATTTTTGAGCCTTACATCAAGTCATTAACAGAAACGACATTTGAGCCGTAACTTTGTTTTATGAAAAAGATAATTGTTATCGCGCTGTTTTGTGTTTCTACACTCTCTTATGCAGGTACAACCGATTCTACCTCTGACAAAAAGAAAGCAAACGCAATGGCATGGAAAGCCACAGGCATAAGCCTTGTTGTTGCACTCATATCCAAGCCGAAAAGTTTTCTTCGATATTTGGGATGGGGTTTCGTTGGCTTGGGAACCGTTGGCATTATAATGACCTCCGGTAAAGAATGAAAAAACCCCGCCGACAACACGAGGCAGGGTCTTTCAACATGGAATCTAAAAACTAAACAGATGCAAATTTATTAAAATTTAGTTATCTTACATAATTATTTGCGAAATATTTAAAAAAAATGTATTAACGCTAATTTTGCCAAAGTGGACTTCGGAAAATCTTTTGCCGAACTCGGTGACAACTTGAAAAAATGGCAAGGCAAAATCCTTGACCTTGCACCGGACGACAAGAAAGAGGGAATCAAAAAAATCTTTGCCGAAGGGAATAAGGCTATTGAGAATTTCGACAAAGTAAATCCAACAGAATTACAGGACAAATTAATGCAGGAGGCCATGAATCTTGTTAAACAGCATTGAGTTCTATAATGAAACAATACATGGACAGTCCTTCACAGGCACTCCCGCCTCTTACCTTCACGGAAATGTAGGCGACAGGTGTAAGGCAATCATTGACATTGAAACAGAACTTTCTACTGAAAGCGACACGGGTGAAGAATTTATCATTTCCGGTGGCAACAAAATAACAAGGACGACGGGTTCTTTTTTGGAGGAAGGTTTTTTCCCTGGTCAAACACTTAATATTAACGAAATTGGTGGCACAAGCCAAACGGCAGAAATAGAATTGGTATTCGTTACCGATGATTATTTTACCTATACCGTAAATTCAGGTTCTTTTTCTAACGGCACTTATCCTGATGGTGCAGGAACCGGAAACGTAGAAGCCATTGTTATTGACAATATTACTGCGGTAATACACAGATTTGGCATAATTGGCAACGAAGATACAACTTCATATAAATCACCCTACAACGGTGCAACGCAAGAATTTAAAGCAATAGGGCTTACTGTAGGTGCAACAGTAAGCGGAACTTATAAGAATGGAACCCAAAGTGACGAGAGCCTAACAATTAAATACAACTCCAACACAGCGGGTGTCCATTCGCTAACTATTACCCATTACTTCAAAATCACCCCGTTTTATCTCGATGAATTTGCAGGGGACTTAGATGCCGGAACCATTCCCGCTTTTTTACTTGGCTCCAATTCGGATAAATACGTTTTTGAATCTGAATTAAGGTTTGACATCAACAACCCAAACAACAGGATAATCGAATCTTTCGACAGATACAAAGGCAGCGTAGGTTGGTATGGCGAACAACTCGACAACCAGGATGCTGCTTTCACGATTGACTCAGTAGATTTTCTGAATGTAGATACCGGAGAAACACTTGAAACGATAAAGCCCGATATTACTACAAGAGTTACCATAGGTATAACCGGAACTTTCAACTCCACGACTGCTTTTGTAGCTAATATCGGCACGACTAAAAATGCGGACATTTATCAGGCTTCGCAGAATGACTTTGAAACAACCTTTTTGTGGAGTAGCCTGTATGTAAAGGGCGAAAACAGGGCTTTGGGTGCTGACAAGTTGCGAAAAATGACCGTTGCTTATGTTTCCGGTACAGAGGCAACTGTTACGCTTGAAATCAAATATACCAATCTTTCTTCTATTGATAGCGGTGATAATTTTTTACTGTCGCTTTCAATCGCAGACCAAAGCCTTGCCCTTCCCGCACAAAATAAATGCACCCTTTTAATTGCCTATGATGCTTATTTGATAGATTCTTTTGCTAATGTACCAGGGCTTTTGACTTGGAGCAATGCAGAGGTTTTTTCGCATGAAATGAATGTGGCTTCGACAGGTAAAACCTCATACAGAGGTTGGCCGAAAGACGGATTACAGGTTAAATTTTCGGCAATACTTGGGACAGATTGCACATTAACCGGACTCAAATACGGGGTTTGTGCCTATGATGGTGAAACATTGTTTGATATAAATTCGTTTTCCGCACCGCTTGGAACACCTACAATAGATTCAAACGGCGTTCAACACTTCAACATTGATTCAACCAGAGGATTTAAACTTGATTCTGCTGATCCGTTCAATCGGGTTTACTTGGAAACCACAAGTATGTCCCCGATAACCATTGCCGGACGTTGCGGAATTAAAATAGGCTGGCAGGATTGGCAAAGGAACGATGAAGTTGACACGGTTTTTATTGATACCGGAAACCCAAACGAGAATTTGAACCGATTGGCAAGCAATTACGCGGCCAATGGTTATAAATTATATGTTTTTGTAAAAGCAGATGTAAGTTACCAGGGTGGGCTTTCGACAGAATACACAAACCTTGTAAATCTCGATGCTTACCAGTTTGAACTTGACGACAATCCCACGCCTGAATGGAGTGCAGATACGAAAATTTACAACACCAATGGCGATGAAATTGGTGCGATAGACTTAAATGGGTTTAACAATATCGAAATTACACTCACTCCTGATGGCGGGGACACTTCTATTTATACCGGACTTGAAGGAATTGTCAGGATAGAAAAACAGGGCCATGCCGGAGAGGAAATTCACGAACTAAGTACATTCAGGGATTCATACGATGAAAACCCGCTTGTGCCGGACGTAGGACAAACCTATGCTAAAATAACCGATAACACAACGGATTTGG